ATTGTAAATCGTTTTATAGGCAATTTCAGCCTTAAATTCCCTATTTAGAATTTTGTTCTGGGAAATAGAATCTTGAATGTAAAACTTGCTTGAATCTTGAGTAATTGTGTCCTTATAAACCCTTGTAGCGTAGTAATCGCTTAAAACTTGTATCGTATCGTGGATAAAGATTGAATCTTCTAAAACTCGGTAAATCTCAAATGGAATGTCTTTACCCTTCTTAATGTTTACTATTGTGTCCTTAGAGTAAACTGTATCAACCTTAGTTACTATGATTGGCTTGTCGCCTATGTACTTTGACTTGTCAAATATGAAAAATATAAGAACGGCTATTAATAAAGTGATAATGACCGATTTCATTACTTTTTCTTTTTTAGTTGCTTATGCAAAGCCACAATACCAGATGCAATCCCAACCAATCCTGCAGTAATTTGAACTAAAGGTACAAAGTTGCCTAAACTAATCAAGGCTCCAGAAACGCTTAATATTACACTCAAAATTGGCTGGTTGCTATCGTGATGCATCTTAATTCTCTTTTACTTCTTCTTTAGGTGCTTGTTCTTGAGCCGCCTTTTGTAAGATGTTTAAAATAGGTTGAGCATACTTAAAAGGAGTTTCCAATAAGATAGCCTCTAATTGTTGTAATTGTTCGTTGCTTAATGTCATGGTTATATATTTTTACAAATTTAAGGAAATTGTTAAATAGTTGGGTTATTAAAAGGCAAAGGCAAAACCACAATAGGAGGATTGATTAAATTATTTAATTGAAAATCCAATATTTCATCTATTTGTGATACATCTAAACCAGCATCTAACCAGCCACAAACTTGCTCGTAAGTTAAGTCTGGGTAAGCCGTAAAGTCTGTTTCTGAAGGAGTTGCACAAGGCATAGAGCCATAAACATCTGTATAATATTCTTTGTCGTCTACTATTTCAGTATCTATCCTTCTCCAATTTACAGTTACAACCACATCCATTAAGTTCCCTTCTTGTGGTTTAGTATCTAAAGATGTTATTACCCATTGTTTCATGTTAATTTATTTTAGCTTTTAATTCTTCAATTTGTGCTTGTTGCTCTTGAATTGCTTTTACTAAATATGGAATTAAGTCAGCATCAATTGATTTAATCTTTTCGCCCTCTTCAAAATATTCAGCGTATTCTCCTAAATTTTCTAATTCAGTTACATGACCAGGGAATACTTGTTCAAATTCTTGTGCAATAAATCCAGTTTTAATTTTATTTGGTTTATTCTTAAATTCAAAATGAGATGGATTTAAAGAACAAATTTTATCTAATGCATTATTAATTGGTCTAATATTTTGCTTAATTCTTATATCAGAAGTTGTTTGCCAAGTTGTACTATTATTATAATTGTAAGCATTTGTTGTATCTGTCCAAATAACTCTTCTTGCAAAACCTGCAGAAGTATGTCCTAATGCTGCACCATAATAACCATACATAAATGGACCATTAGTAGTGCTATCAAATCTTGTAGCATGATTAGGGTCTGTGCCAGTTCTCCATCTAAATTCTTGGTCATTTATACAAGCATTTCCATAAATATCAAGTTTTTGAGTAGGTACTGCTATGCCTATACCAACATTACCGGTAACTAAACTAAATAAATTATTACCATTACCACTAAGTTCATTATTAACTGCACCAGTAGCATAATAATTTCTAATCATTGAACCAAATCCAGAACCACCTCTAATATATGTATAATCATTACCACCTTGTGCACCTACATTCATTTCATTTGCAACAGATAATTTAAAAGCTGGACTACTTGTACCAATTCCTACATTACCAGTGGAGGTAATAGCTAATCTTTCAACATTATTAGTTCCTAAATAAAGAGTATTAGTACCACCATTTGCAAATATTTTAGAACCTCCGCCCCCTGCGGCATTCATATAAAACAAACTTGTATAAGCACCTGCACTTCCTGTAATATTTAAAGTTGGATTTCCACTTCCTCCTAATGTAACATCTCCACTAAATCTACCAGTACCAGTAACATCTAATTTATAAGTATCGTTTGTGTTGCCAATAGAAAAGTTTCCGCTTGCGTTTAATCTCATCCACTCGCTACTATTAGCCTCAAACTGCATATATTGTCCGCTATTGTTATAGCTAATACCACCAAACCCTCCATTTGTGCCATTAGTAAATGCAAGCTGAGAATAGAAACTATTTGATGCTGCTCTTAAATAAAGGTTACTTCTTGTTGCACCTGAACTTGTTAAAGTAGTTCCGTCATCGGATAACATACTATTACCGATTGTACTTGTGCCAGTAAATTTAGCGTGAGTGTTAGTTGTACCAGTTCCAGTTACTGGATTAGTTAAAGCGTTTTGCTTATTATTAAAAGTGTTCCAATCAGTAGAACTTAAGAAGCCATTTGTTGTTGAGTTCGCTTGGCTAATACTTAAAGTTCTATTTGCACTTAAATCACCTCCACCGCTTAAAGGAGCAGTTGTGCTAATTGTTCTTGTATTTTGAACATAACCACTTAAAGAAGGTATATCACTTGTTAAAGCTAATGTACCAGTTGCATCAGGTAAAAAATAGTTTTGTACGGATGTATTATTATTGACAAAAACACCACCAAACTTATTTGAACTTGCAAAATATAAATTGTTATCCTTATTGAATCCAATGTAGTTAGCACCACTAGAAGTCATACCAGTACCTGCTATATTCAGCAATATTGTGATAGCAGATGTGCCAGCTGTTGGTAGATATACACCTCCATCAGCATAAAGATTTGCAGAAAATGTTTTTTGACCTGATATTGTTTGTGTTGTTGCTAAAGTTACATAATCACTTAAAGCAGTTCCATAGTTAGGAATATTTAAAACTCCAGTTGTTGAGTTATAAGTTGCCGCACCACTTGTCCCAGTTGTTGTTAAACTAATTGCACCTCTTGATCTTGCATCTGTATAATAAAGGTTTGTTCCCTCTGTTACTTGAGTAGTTGTGTAATCGCCACTTTGAGCCGTAACCGCACCAGTTCTACCGAATACGCTTGTAACTGGATAGCTAATATCTGAAGTCAAAGCTAAAGTGCCAGATGCGTTTGGTAAAGTATAATTTCTATCTGCGGTATTCCCGCTTCCTATAAAAGTAGTTGTATAACTATGGTCATTTTTCCAAGCTAAATCTCCGTCAGTGTCAGCATATAAAGTTGAAGAACTTGCACTACCAGTTGGAGTTCCAGACTGATGCTTAAAATCAGCGTGTCCAGTTCCAGCAGTTCCGTTAATCTTAATTCCTCTTGCGTTTAGATCATAAGAACCTAAATCAACAGTTTGCGTAGCACCAGTATAAGGTACTAATCCGCTTAAGAAACTTGTTGTAGGAATTGTGTATCCACTTGACAAAGAAAGTGCTAAAGTACCGCTTGTAGTAATTGGAGAACCAGTTACACTTAAACCAGTTGGAACAGTCATTGCAACACTTGTTACAGTTCCACTTGAACCAGCTGATTTTTGCCATTGACTACCATTGTAAATAACCCAATCTCCAACCGCAAAAGTAATAGGACCAGCACCAAAGTTTACTGTACCAGCTACATTACAAATATATAAGTCTCCAATGTCTCCAGTTCCGTTTGCTAAAGTAGGAGTGTTAGTTGCTGCGTTCCAAGTTCCCAAATAAGTAACCACTGAAGCTGGAAGCTGACTCAAAGGCACTTTACCATTTGCATCAAGTGTCGCCACTCCGTTTGCCGTACCATAACCAACCGAAGAAACAACCCCAGCAGTTGCAGTTAATACACCGCCTAAATTTCTAACTTTTGCACCCGAACTTATTACTATTTGATTACTCATCTTAATTATTTTTATTGGAATAAAGCACGAACATACTCTCCAGCTTCTAACACACGACTAAATGTAAGAACACCCGTTAAAGTATTCCATTTTACATCTTCATTAGTTGGAGTTCCACTTGTTAAAATATTTTGAACATCGATACCTCCTCTTGATACATATAGACAACTTTTGCCTATTAAGTTTGTGTATGTAAGAGTAGTTTCTCCACCTATTGCCGTAAAGCCTTCCGTATATATTGAGCCACCTAAAACCATAGTACCACTTGGACTAATATTTGTACCGCTTGTGCCATAAGGACCAGAACCTTGTAAACTAACTGAATAAGTAGCTATATCCTTATAAGGAGCGTTTATAGTCAAACTTGTTAAATTACAAGTACCGCTAATTATTACTAACCCATCCACTCCATTATCAATAGCAAACTTAGTTACTATACTTTGTCTTGATTGTTGCAAGTTTAAAAGGTATAAATAGTTATAACCATCTAAAGTTATTAATCCATCACAAGTTAAATTCCAACTTGCTATGTCGTTTCTATATTCACGATACCAAGCCGAACTTTGAGAAGTTACTTCTTTTTGATCCACATTAACCGCAAAAGATGCGTTGGTTGAACAAGCAAAAGGCACATCAACTGCCATAGTAGTTGTTACTTGTGCTGGTCTTGTCCCTTGTGTATAAAAGTCTATATCTCTTGCACCTACATTAGCCGCCCATACCTCAATAACTATTCTATCAGAACTATTTAAAACAGTTGTAGGGATTGTTACTGTATTTGTGTATTTGGTAACCGCAGTATCCGTTAAAACACTATTACCAGATGTTGCTATTGTTGTAAATGTTGTGCCATCGTACTTTTTTACAATAAAGTAAATAGCTGGATTATATTCTACGCTATATGTAATACCTGCGTAATATTGAAAAGTCCATGTTCCACCTACCAAACTTGTAACATTTGGAGTGTTTACATTAGTCATAAATCGAGCAATAATTCCACTATCTGCTCTTTGAAAATTGGCAGCACCTCCCGTACTTTGTACAGAACTTAACTGATAGTATGTATTAGTAGAATAAACTCCTTGTGAAGTTCCACCATTAAAGAAGAAAACTCCATTTGGATTATTCCAATAGAGCATTATATTTTTACCTATTACTTTGTCTGCCATATTACAAATTTAACCATAAATTTCTATTATCTGACCTACACCACTAATCTTAAACGCTGCAAAAGAAGTAGGACCAGTTGATATTTTCCACCACAATAAAGCACCATTAAACCCTAAAGTTAATTCTGGATTTGAATAGTAGAAGTCGCCAACACTTGGCACTCCTATCTCTAAATTGTTATAAACAACAAATGTAGTATAAGGAGCAGCGTAAGCCTCTTCACGAGTAAAGTAAGCCGTTGACCTTAAATGCCCGCTTCCCGCTATTTGACCATTCAAGTTATTATTAGAATAAGTTGTCGTCAATGTGGTAGCTATGTTTTCGTTGTTAATATCAAGTAAAGTACATTGTATTGTATCATTAAATAAATCAATAGTAGAATTACCTAAAATGTATTTTTTATTTGATACGCTTATTTGTGCTGGATCGGTATCAGTAGCCGTTAATCTCATTGCACCGCTAAATCTTCCGTTAGTTGTATTCATACCCATTAAAGAAGCATCTATATTGATTACATTCTTATTTAAACAGTTAGAATATTGCTTTACAATTAAATCGCTTAATGAAACATATAAATCTGTCGGATATTCGTAACGATACCATCCTCTTAATGTATCCCCAGAACTATTACTTAAAAAGCCTCTATATGAATAATATCCGTTATCATCTATGTTAAATCCTATTGGTAAATCTATCTCTAAAACATATTCCTCTGTATTGTTTATGTAGCTTTCAGTTAAGAAAGATGAAAAAGCTGGAGTAACTTCTAATTTAAAGTTTTGTGCTTCAACTTGTGCAACTGTTGACTTCCAATAGGTAGAAGTCGCATCAGCTAAAACTAACTCAAATGATAAATTTCCATTATTAGGTGCGGGTGGTAAATCCAATGAAAAATCAACTCTGTAATTTTCAGCGTCAAATGGATAGTAATAGTAGTTAGAGCCAGTTGTTTGCCATAACTTATTATTATCTAAATAATATGTCGAAGTTCCAGTATTTAACTCTATTCTTAAAATAAATAAAGCATCTGGACCACTTGCTGGAACTCCAATACCTGCAATATTAAATGTTATTTTTGCAGTATCATTAACCTTTAATCTTGGTAAACTATTTGGCTTTACGCTTACATCGTAAGGAGCAAGATTAGTATTGTCAATAATAAAAGAATTATATGTTTGATTTGGATAATTCTTTACATAAATTTCGCCGTCTGTTTCTCTCCTTTCAGTCCAACCATATGCATCTCCTTGAGTTGGACTTATAACAGTAAACTTTTTTAAATCCCAGTTTGTTATATAGTTGTTAGGATATTCAATTTCCTTTTGAAATCTTATCTTGTTGTAACCTTTTCTAAGTATTTTAACTTGACTATTATCTACAAAATATGAACCACTTGTATTTCCATTATAACCTTGTATTTGTGTTGTTAATGATTTAGTTCCACTTGCTACAACACTTCCAGATGTATTATACTCAGTAAAGTAATAGCTTGATTGTGCAAACTCTGTTAAAGGTACGATGTACCATTTCCCTTGTGCTTGGAATACTCTACTACCAAATCCTCGTGCAATGTTAGTTATAACTTTTAAAGAACTATAAGGCTCTTGTTTATCATCTGTTATTGAAGCGTAGTTTAAGTAAGATTGTATTAATGGCTCGTGTTGTGTTCCGTTTCCTCTATTAAGCATACCAGAACTATAAAAACTTATTCCGCTTATCAAGTTTAAACTAAATCCAACACTACTTAGAGCAGTTTGTAAAAAACCCAAGCAATTATTTCTGTCAACTAATTGATAATTTGTTGGCAATGCATAAGGAATTTTTTCTAACATCCCTAAACCGTCAATAGCGTTAAAAGATAAATTCTTTCTACCAGTTGTGTAACTAAATTGTACATAGTCGCTTAATGCCCATCCTTGCCATTCTAAAGTTTCCCCATAGTACAACTTACACAAATATTTTCTATCATTTAGAGTTGTGAAGTCTGGCATATTAGCCAAATTATCTGTAACATCTAAAAGCACATTTAATTGACTTGCATAAATAGGCTCAAATATATCATCGCTCTTAGGCAAGTATTGTATTTGTATGCTTACTGCTGGATATTCAATTATTGCTCCAGAATAACCATCTTCAAGTAAATAAAGTGTCTCAATGCTACCGCTTTTGGTAGCCATTGTTATTTTATATTTATTAGCGTATGCCATTATACTCCTCTTCTAAGGTTTAAGTTATTGTTTGATCTTTGTAATGCCAAAACTAAATCACTTCCTTTAAGTACAAATTGTCCGCCATTTGAACCAGTTGAACTCATTGCACCTGCATTAAAAGAACTTGTTAAAAACCCACTTAATTTGCTTAATGGCATTACTGCCTCGCTTTCATTACCTTCTCCAACCATTGCTAATGTAGGTTTTGTTACAATACCTCCAGAAGCTAATCCTAAAAAGCCTTTAAAGAGATTCATAAAACCTCCAGAAGTTGCAGTCGCCGCAGCACTACCACCACCACTAACCGCAGCTAAAATTGCTTGGAATACTGCTGCTTTAATTGCCGCCGCAGCGATTTGTTTTGCTAAATCTATAAATAAATTACCTAACGCTTCGCCAATACTCATACCTTGTTCCATTGATGCCCAAAGATTCATAAATGCATCAGATGCATAATTTGACAAAGTATCTGCTAATTGTAAATTAGCTTCTGTTTGTTGTTTTGTAAGTTGAATACTTGCCGTTCTTGCCTGATTGTCTTTTAGGGTTTCTTCGTAAAAAGTGCTTGTTGCTCCTTGTAATGACTTTCCTAAATCACCAGTCATTTTTGATTCTCCAAATGCCTTGATACCAGCTAATCTTTGTTTTTCAGCTTTAGCTTTATCTTCTGGTTTTTCCATTAAGAAAGGATTATTAATATCCTTTAACTTATCACGCATTTGCTTTGCCTTGAATGCTTCAAGTTCAATAGCTTTTATTTCATTTTGTATTGCATTTGCAAATTCATTATTTGGCTTTGGTTTATTTTTATCAACTTCTCTAAAATCAGTTATAGCATCAACAAATTGAGCATTTAATCCTTTTGCTCTTTCTATTTGTTGTTTTACTGGTTCAAGTAATTTATCATATTTTAAATTAATTGCAGCTTTTTCTGTTTCTACATTAGATTTTTTACTAAAACCAAATGTTGCACCTAAACTTTCTGCACCTTTTAAAGCTGCATTTCTCTCAGCTTCTAATTTTTTATATTCAGCGTAAGCAAGTTTTAATTGCTCTGCACTATTTTTTTCTTTACCTGTTGCGGCTTCTTGTATTGAAGCCATATTTACTAAATGTGTATAGAATTTTTTATCATTACCTATTTTAGCATTTTGTATATCAGCATTATCCTTGTATAATTCTTTTAATTTTGCTAAAGCAGTTTCTGCTTTTTTTGGATCGCCTCCAGTAATTACATTAACAAGATTTAAACCAATTGCTCTATTAGCTTGTGCTTCTCCAACAATCTTATAAATATCTTGATTAAGTTTACCTAATTCTTCTCTAAAAGTTTTTAGTTTTTCAGTAGGACTTGCAAAGAAATTAGCTATTTCTTTTGAATAAGAAACAAGCAAAGAAGATACAACACCAACTGCTAAACCAATACCAGCAGGTCCAGTTAAACCAGATACAATTGATGCCAATGCACCTTTTGTGCCATTAGATTCTTTTTGTAATCTTTGAAATGATTCTAATAATGGGTTAATGTTGTTTGCAATACCAATAAATCCGTAAGGAGCATCTTGTGCAACTCTTGACAAGTTTACAATTGATTGAGTAGCATCGCCAGTTTTTTTAGCGGTATTACCCATCACAGTACCAATGTTTGTTAAAGTGCCATTTACATTAGCAATGCTTCTTTGTAAATTAGCTATTTGAGTTGTGTCAGTTGATTTTTTTAACTGAGATTCAAATTTCTTTAACTGATTTTCAGCTTTTTGCAATTCCAACTGAAGCTGGTCAGCATCCATTGCCAAGAGTACCTCTAAACCTATTGTTTCTGCCATCTTTTTTAATTTACTCCGTACATTTTTAAAGTTCTTGCCAATTGGTCATCAGTTAGCATTACTTTTTCTTCTGCTGGTTCTGTATCATCTATTTCTGGAATGTGCCAAAATGCTTTTAGGCTTTTAGGCGTTTTTTCAGAAGTACTACTTAAATATACAATATAGGCGAGGTTTCGTGTCCTCGCCCATTCGTTTAATTCTTGTCGTTCCTTTCCCATTACAATAATAGAAAAATCACTCCAAGTCATCTCCCAAAACTCGCTTGGGCGTATATTACATTCAGCAGCCTTAACTAAAATATCATCCCAACTTAGCTTTGTTAGACTTTTTTTTTTCTTCTTTTGGAGTACCAGTTACAGTTGTAACAGTATTTTGAATTATGTATTTAAAATATTCAATTACTTGTCCTTCTGTACTAAATATTCCTCCAATTTCATCAATCCAATCGCATACATCGTTTTCGGTATATTCAATTGGTTCTTTCTTACTATTACAAGCTGCTTTATAACCAGCATAAATCAATTTAATAATAGTGTCTAAGTCTAATACTTTTGCTCCGATTAATTCAAAATATTGATCTATTGTAATGCCTTTATCCTTGCAGACTTCACGCATTGCCCAAGTACCCCATTTTAAACTAATTGTTGTTTCTTTTAGTTTTAATTCAAACATAGTTCGTTGTGTTGTTTTTTATTAAGCTTGTTCTGTTTGTGTTACTGGCGGTGCATAAACTACAAATGTTGCAGAGAATTTAACATCATCTTTATCATCTGCGTTTACATCAAAGTTTGAAATCCAAACTTGACCGCTATAAGTAATATCTCCAGCCGCAGGACTTGCTTTACCCATCTTCATTGCGAAAACAGTTCTTGCAGCGTGAGCAGCATATAATTGTTGGTAGCTATCTTTTGCTGGAACACCAGTCTCATCAATTGCAAAACCTTCCGCTTGGAAAGATTGAGTAAAAGCTGGACCAGGCTGGAATTGGTCTCCACATTTTGAAGTTGCATCAATTGTGTTTACAGTTGATGTTAAAGAGTTAGAAGTAAGACAAGCAACTGGTTTAAAAGTTGCGTTTCCGTCTATGTCCGCTAATAGGATGTAATCCCTTGCTGATACTTTAGTTTCTGCCATTTTATTTAATTTTGAGTTATTGTTATGTTATATGTTATAATCGTTCTAAAGACATTATCTAATGGATTTAATCCGTCTAAGTTTCTGATACTTTGAACATATAGCGTTGAACTATAAAAGCCGTTTGCCAATGTTATATCCGTATCTGAATTTATAGCAGTTAAAACCAAGTTGCTAATTTCTTCAGCTCGTTTATAGCCAAAGTTAGCATTTTTTGTAACAATGTC